AGGCAACACTCAGCTGGACGGCGCCGACGCAGAACACGGATGGATCGGCACTGACCGACCTGGCTGGCTTCAAGATCTACGCCGGCCTCGTGCAGGGTGGACCGTACGGAGACGTCAGCATCACGATCAACAACCCGACGACGACGACATTCACGGTGCCAGGTCTCGCCGAGGGGACCACGTACTTCTTCGTGACGACGGCATTCAATAGCGCGGATCCAGTGCAGGAGAGCGACTTCAGTAACGAGGTCACCAAGCTCATCCCGGCGCTGGTACCGATGCCGCCGACCATGCTGACAGTGCAGAACCTGCTGGTCTGGGATGTCCTCAAGGAGGATGACCACTTCAAGTTCCTGGGTGTCGGTACGGTGCCAGGCGGCACTGCGTGTGATCCAACACAGACCGTGAACGGCAGATACGTGGTGCCTAACGATCTGGTGGAATGGTTTGGCAACGTGCAGCCGCCAGTGGTGGTAGCCGATTGTTCGTGAGAATATGGGAGCGGATCCGCGCCTGGTTGTGTCGAAGGTTCGGATGGTTTTGCAAGAAGGATCGACTCGGCCCAGTTGAGAACCCGGCCGTTGAGATAAGCGATGGCGAAAGATGACGACCGCGATGACGACCGCCAGGATGACATGTTCGACATGCCGTTTGGCACGGATCCGAAGAAGCTGGCGCGGACTGGTGACCCGAGCACATCACACGCTGCGGCCAGGGCAACAAACACCGCCAAGTGGGAGCAGATCGTCCTCGAGGCAATCCGCTCGTTCGGCACGAGGGGTGCTACCCAGGATGAAATCATTGACTGGGTACATGAGAAGTACGGTTGGCAGCCGTACTCAACAGTGACGGCGCGCTTCAAAGCGTTGGAAGAGAAGGGGTATATCATCTACACAGGTGAAACACGCAAGAGCAAGAGCGGTCGACAGTCTCGTGTGCGCGTGGCAGCTGAGTATTACTAACCGGAGAGAGCGATGACGACAGCGACAGCTAGATGGGGAATACCAACGAAGCGGCAGAGCGGCCTGCCGGCGGATCCGGACGATTATATGGGCTGCGAGATTTCGATGGCGGTTGCCGGCGGCCCGTTCACCGTACTCGATGACCTGGTGCCGGCTGACACGTTCGAGCGGCCGATGCCGGCTGACCTGACGCCAGGTGATTACCTGTGTCGCTTTGTGCCGATCGATTCTGACGCCGAGCGTGGCAAGGAGAGTCAGGTCCCGTTCAATATCCCAGACGAGACAGCGCTCGATGAGGTAGACAATCCGACGGTCGATGTCACCCCATGATCAGACCGATGCCTGCGGAACCGAAAGAGCCACTGGCGCAGCCGCTGATCGATTACTGCGAAGAGCATTTCGATTGCGAGCTTGGACCGCCGATGGCGTTCTTCGAGCTTCCGCAACGCGAAAGCAAAGAGCCGGTGCGCGTCATCTATCACGTGTACGCAGTTCAGGGGCCGACGTACGAGGCCTGCGAAGCGTGGCTGCTTGAGAACGTCTTCGAGCCGCTGCAGCAGCGAGCCGGCGACGAGGCGCGGCTGTACTGGAGAAACGAAGACAAGATCTCGGTCGAGCCGATGCGTGACCGGGTGAAGGTTCGCACGCGCTTGGCCGTGCTCAAAAAGATAGAGCAGGTCATCCTCGAGGAGCAGGTCACACGCGAAGACATGCCGTGTCCGAGCACTGAGTCATGAACTGGATCTGGCTGACCATTGGCGTAGTGCTGTTCATCCTGGTGATCGGGATCCCGTGGCTGAATGGCGTGCTGGATTTCATCATGGCGTATCGCTTCGCCAAGAATCACAACACCGATCGCACCGCGGCGCTGCTGAACTGGAATGCCTTCAAGTGGTCCTGGCTGCACCAGCTGGACGCGATGGTCGAGGCGATGCCGTTCCTACGCAAGGACCTGACTGAGAATTTCGGCATTCGGCCGGACGATGGGAGGACGACGTGATGGAGACGATACTCAATGCGATGGGCACGCAGGAGGCTGGCTGGGTGCTGATCATCGCTCAGTTCTTTGCAGTCGAGTTCAAGGCGCTGTTCAACAAAGAGAAGGGCGACACCTGGAGCGAGGTGGTGCGCTACGTGTTCGGCTTCTCGAAGAGATCGCAGGGATCTCAGGGTTGGTGGATGATCGCTAGGCGCGGATCCTTCTATGCCTTGGCGGTCTGGTTCACGGCGCACATTGGACTGGGCTGGTGAAGAGACGCACATTCATTAAGGGCGCTGTCGCTGCTGCGGTGAGCGCTGCATTGCCGGCACTGCCGAGCGATGGTTACCAGTACACGTACCAGACCTTCAAGGTAGCCTCCCCCGCTGGCACCAGGTATGCAGCAGCGCTGGCCAGGTCGATGATGCAGACTAGGGAGATTGTGGCAGCCAACGTATTCGAGAGGGCGTTTGCAGATTATGATTCGAGCGAGGGCGCACGGAGATCGGTCGGGGTCGAGGGCAGTCCTGACCGTATTTAACGATGGCAATGAGCTTGGCGCATCAACAGGCGACCTTCACCGAGATGGAGGCCGAATGGCTGCGTCGAGATCTCAGGCGCTACGTGCCGGCGGTCTGGCCGCTGGTCGAATCCAGGGAGTTCAAAAACAACTGGCACATTGATGCCATCTGCGACCACCTGGCGTACGTCACGCTGGGGGACATCCGCAACCTGATCATCAACGTACCGCCGCGGCAAACGAAGTCGCTGACGGTCTCGGTCATCTGGCCTACCTGGTGGTGGGCCGAGGAACCCGAGATCCAATTCATGTACGCCAGCTACTCGCATGACCTGGCGCTGCGTGATGCGGTCAAGGCCAGGGACATCATCCAGTCGGGCTGGTACCAGGAGCGCTACGGCGGCAAGTTCTACCTGGACCCTGGTCAGAATCAGAAGGCCCGCTACGTCAACGACAAGCACGGCTATCGGATCTCGACGTCCTGCCTCGGCAAGACCACGGGCGAAGGCGGCGACGTGCTGTGCATCGATGACCCGCACAACATGGCAGACGTGCACTCAGATCCGAAGCGGCACTCCACCCTCAGCTGGTACGACAACAGCTGGCGGTCACGTCTTAATGACCCAACCACAGGCCAGAAGGTCATCATCTGTCAGCGGTCTCACGACATGGACCTGGTCGGGCACATCCTCGACGGCGAAGCTGGCCGCTGGGTGGTGCTGATGCTGCCGAACGAGTACGACACGAAGCGTCACTGCAGGACGTTCGTTAATCCGAAGGGCCGGGATCTCGACTACGACGAGATGGCCGAGAAAAAGGTCGAGCCGCTGTACGAGGACCAGCGCACGAAACCTCGAGACCTGCTCAATCCGCAGCGCTTCGGCGATGAAGAGACCAAGACCGAGAAGGCCGGCATGGGCACGGTCGATTACGAGGCCCAGTACAACCAGGATCCGGAGGCCGGCGGCGGTCTGATCCTGAAGCGCAAGTGGTGGCAGAACTGGGCGTACCCGCCGAACCATCCGAAGCAAGGCGAGCAGATGCCGTATCCGGACTGGGAGCAGATCATCACGGTGTACGACACCGCGTTCAAGAAAGGCCAGGAGAATGACTACTCGGCGCGCACCAGCTGGGGACTGTTCTGGCATTCGATGTCTGGCCGGCGGGAGGATAACTGCCTCAATGCCATGCTGCTCGAGCGCATGAATGAGCGGATGGAGTTCGGCGAGCTTCGCGAGTCAGCGATCCGCCACGAGAAGGGATGGGGTCCGGACCACACGCTCATCGAGGACAAGGCGAGCGGCATCAGCCTGATCCAGGAGTTCGAGGCCGGCGGGATCCCGGTGTGGAAAGTGAAGGCCGGACCCGAGGACCTGGCGTACCGGGCGCACATGGTGTCGGGGATCCTGCGCGCCGGCAGGATCTGGTACGTCTCGAGGGACTGGGCGTTCGACGTCATCAGCCAGTGCGCCAAGTTCCCGATGGTCGAGCATGATGACCTGGTCGCCACCTGCGTGATCGCCTGGGCGTTCATGCGGCGGATGGGTGACATGGAGCTACCGGACGACGAGAAGGCCAACGAGCTTA